ACGCCCTGTCGTCGAGCAGGCCCGACAGGCGCTGCACTGCCGCCTTGACGGCGGTGAGCTGCTGCTCGTCCTTGTTCGAGCCGAAGTACGTGTTCTCGACCGCAGAGTCGACCAGCTCCCAGCCGACACCCTTCAGCTCGTCGGCGACATGGTTGAGCGCCTCCATGTGACGCTCGGGAAGGTCGGCGGGCGACTTGCCTGTCCAGCCCGAGTACCGATTGTACAGGTGGTAGCTCAACTGGTCGAAGTTCTCGGACGCCTTCACGGAGGCGGCGAAATGGTTGGTGACGCTCGTCTGCGCATCGATCAACTGCTGCTTCGAGCGTTCCCAGGCAACCGGGTCGACCATGCTGCCCGGGCGGCCCCGGGCCTCCTCGATGGCGGCTGCGCTGCCCGGGAAGCTTTCCGTCTGTGCGAGCGCCCCTCGGGGCGGCTCGCCGATCTGTGAGCCTCGCATCGAAAAGGCGGCCTCTTCCGGGACGAACCTGGATGCGAGCGCCGAGTTCTTGATGTGGGCGATGCCGGCGGCACCCATGATCAGCCCGGCGCCCATCAGGACCTTCTCCCACACGTCCGAGCCGTGCCAGTTGGTGGCGACGTTGCGGACGTTCTGGACGTCGCCGATGCCGGGGACAGTGTACGACAGGTCGGTGAACAGGTTGCGCAGAGAGCCGGGTTGTGTGGGGTCGGCTGCACTTTGGAACGGGGCCAGGAACCCTGTCCCGAGTGCAGCTACCGTCTGGAACGGGTGCTCTTTGAGCATCCCACCCAGATGTTCGGGCTGCTGCGGCTGTGTCGGATTATTGCTTGCCGGCAGCATCAAGCATCTCCAGCACGTATTCGGCCCAGCGTCGAGTCACAGCCGACACCTGGTCGGAGTTGGCGAGCTGACGCAGCACGGCGATACGTGCGGCAGTCGCATCGCTGGCAGTGGCGACCGGTGACGCTGTCGAAACGAGCGGCGTGTTGAGCGGCACGTTCGGTCGGGACGTGGGTGACATGACCGCATTCGGCACGCCGGGCGGCCCGTTGACCGGACGGCCGGCCTGTCCCGGCATCGATGCGGTCCGGCCGGGCATCTGTCCGGGCTGGCCCGGACCTTGGGGCTGTCCCGGGGCGCCCTGTCTCAAGGGCGGGATGGCCTGTTGGAGCCGCTGGTTGGCGGCCCCTTCACCGTACGTGCCTGAGGCCGGCTTGTTGACCGACATGTCTTGTGTGGGGGTCTTGTCGAGTGTCTGCTGATCCACTGGTTAGCCCTTCTGTCGGACTGAGATCTGCCCGCCGGGGCCGGCCGGAACTCCCATCTGCGCCATCAGGTCCAACCCTGTAGGGGCGGCTGGGGGCGGGGTAGCGGGCGGCTGGCCCGGACGGGCACCGGGCTGTTGTGGCGGCCCGGGAGGCACGGGAGCGCCCAGCCCTGTCGGAACCATCTGTGCGGCGGCGGCCTCTTGGGGCTCGACGACGAACTTCTTGAACACCTCCATCAGCGACTCGCCCTTCAGTCGGGCTTCGGCGATATCGACCAGAGCCTTATCAGGAATCGAGCCCTGCTGGATGCCCTGAAGCAGCTTTGCCAGTGCCATGTCATTGAACTGTTGAGCGTCAATTCTGGCCTGTTCCCTGGCGACATCGGTAAGTCCATCAATGTTCTCCTGTACGAACTCCTTGGAGATGTAGCCGTTCTGCCCGTACTGGATGTGCAGGACCGCCGATTGTGACGGGTCTCGGCCAAGTCCGAGCCCGTACTCGACCCGGATCTTGTTGTTCAGGTTGATGTCGGACGTGTTGTACGTCTCGATGAACTCCTGATTGCGCAGGATACCTGACACGGTGTGCTCTCCGGGGAAGATCTTCTTGTCGATGATGAAGGCGACACGCAGGGCGTGCTCGATCTGCCGTTTCAGAAGCAGATGGTAGGAGCGTACGGCCGTGTTCATCATCCCGACCGAGGACTCCAGGAACTTGGCTGAGGCGATCGCCTGGTCGATCTCGCCCGGGCGGGACTTCGGCCAGCGTGACCCGAGGTGGATCCCGTCAATAATGCGTTCGATGTCCTGTTGGACGTTCATCGAGTTGACTGCCGGCGGGACACGTCCGATCGCACCGTTCGGTCCAAGTTCGATGTACGCTCCGCCGCCCCACGGCATCTTGCCGATCAGGTCTCGCACCCACACGTCCGAGTAGACGGCCTGGTCGGCGTAGTCGATGACGAGCCCCATCAGCTTGACGTGGTCGTACAGCATGTCGATGACCTGGTCGTATCGGCCTCGGAACTCGCCGTCGAGGGTGATCGGGGCTTCCAGGATCACAGGGCAGACACCCCAGTCGTGTTCGATCGTGTCGAGCACCACCGGGATGTAGTTCGTCTTGGTGTCGGAGAGGATCGTTCCGCCACCGGTCGGCCACATGGCCGCCAGGATGATGTGCTGCTCGTCGTAGTACTCGACCAGTTCGATCTTCACATTGTCGGTGTACGTGCCGAGCGTCGAGTCCATGGAGATGTACTCTTGCAGGTAGTCACGGTAGGCGTCGGGAAGCTGGGAGGCGTAGATGGTGCGTGCGAACATGCATCTGCGTACCGAGTCGCCCGGACGGTAGCCGGGCTCCGGGTAGCAGGTTCTCGGGTTGCGACGTTCGATCAGCGGGATCCGCTGTTCCATGTCGGGGGTGACGGTCCACACGCCGAACCCGTACGCCCCATAGTCCATGACAGTTCTTGGGATCAGGAGGTCGATCTTGTTGCCATCCAGATACGACACGCCGATGCGTTCCATCGCTGCGGCCTGTGCCCTCAACGTCTGGGTGGGCCGCTCGGGCTGGACACGGATCGTCGGAACGAGCGACGCAGCCTCTGACACGTCCTCCAGGGCGACCTGCACCAGGTTCGGGGCGTGATGTTTGACCTCGTCCTCGTCCTCGTCCAGGACGGTGAAGTCGCCCGACACGACCGATTCGATGATGTCGTGACGGTCGTCTCTGTCCGTGTACCGTGACCGCCATGACGAGTAGAGAATCGGGAGTTTACTGGTGTCGATGAGCACGAGCTTCTGCCAATCTGATCAAGGACTGTTCTGTCGGAGACATGTTGCGACCGTACCGGCGGGTGAACGCCGCCTGCCGGACCTCCTCGTCAGAGGCGTCCTCCGGCATCTCGAAGTAGACCGGTTCACCGTCCGGCGCCAAGGTGGCGCAGAGCTGATTGCCGGTACTGTGAGCGTGCCGGCGTTTCAACCGGAACGCTATCTCAGAGCGCAGTCTGCGAAACATGTCTCAATACTCACCCATGAGGTGTCTTACGGATTCCAGATTCGAGGGTCGATGTTGGCGTATTGGAGCGGTTCCTCGGGGTCATCTTCGACGATGTTGCCGTACTGGTCCACATGTCCGACGACCAGTCGGCGGTCCGCCCCCGGGCTGTTCAGGAACATGGCTCGCTGCTGGTGGAGCGGCAGAGGGGACACCTGTCCTTCGGCAAAGTCGACGATCCGTCTCCGACGTTTCAGCCGGTTCGGAATGTGGACCGATTCGTCGAACATGGGAAGGTGGGAGCGTTTCAACAGGTCACGAATGCCCAGGTCAGAGAACCAGAACGACATCAGTCGGTCAGATAGAGCACCAAGTGGGAATGAAAGCAGTTCTTCGATGAAGGGTTGGAGACGGCCCCTCGTTTCTCGATTACCCCACGGAATGGACACCATGCCCGCAGCCATGAGCGGGGCGAGCGTTTCGACTCCGAAGTCCGAGTCCCACTTGTTTGAGCCTGTCGTATGGCCCTCAACACGGATGCCTTTGAGAGCCAGAGGGCGGATGATCTCTTCGTTGTACTGGACGAGCTGGTCCTGGACCCCGTTGTTCTCGACCTTCCAAAGGTAGATCGGGTAGCGTTCCGACCAGTCGAGGATGAACGCTTTGAGCTGCGGAGCCTTGAACCCTTTGAACGCAGCCTGGTCGACGAGGTACCGGTTGCCTGTGGCGAGGTCGACGCCTTCGAGGCTGAAGGCGGTGTACCCGGACGTTTTCTTGCCGCCGGCAGGGTCGAGGCCGGCGACGAGCCGCCATTGCGGGTCGTACTGGCCGATGGTGCGTTCGTAGTCCTTGCAGGCTTCGACGATGTCGGCAGGGAACGATGCCCCTGCGCCGGGCGCATCGATGTTCTGGTAGACCAACTGAAAATCGGCATTGCTCATCTCCAGTCTGCGCAGCTCGACCTGCGACCAGGGGAAGTGGTCGGGCCACAGTGTGAGGTTCTGTTCCTCGTCGAGGATCACAGGGTAGCGCAGCACCTTGTACCCGGATCTCTTTTGGAGCACCGAGTAGATGTCGCCGCCATGGACACGGGTGCCGACGAAGATCGCTTTGCCGTTCCGGCCGATCCTGGAGAACGCCTCCTGGTCGATCCAGCGCAGCATGTCGAGCACCAGATCCGGGTTCTTCTGGTTCTTCAGGGTGGCGATGTCGTCGAACTTGATCTTGTGGGCACGCCGGCCGTAGATGTGGCCGTTCACACCGAGCGCCTGAACGGACGGGTCCTTCTGCGGGTTCTTGCGTTTGGCGACATAGAACCGTGTCGACGACCAGAGTGACGCCCTTTCGGGGCGGAACGGCCCGAAGTCGTTGATCAGGTCGGCGTCCGGCAGGTACATCTCATGGTTGGTGAGCATCTCTTCGATCAGGTACACGAACGTGGAAGCGAACGGCTGCGACTTCGAGACGATGATGGTGAGCATGTCCGGGTCCATGCACAGGTCGTAGACGGTGTCTTTGATGGTGACGTTCGTCGACTTCGAATGGTACGGGGGGATGTTGACGACGACCCTCTGTTCGGGGCCCCGGACCGCAGACGAGATCTCGTCGTGGAAGTCGGGGGTGTCATGATGCACCCCACAGTCGGGGCAGATCATGTGTCCGAAGTACTTGTCGTCCCACGCCTTGTACGGCATCGTGTACTTGAGGTCCCTGGTGGGCGTGTACCCGTTGGCGAGCAGGTCGGCTTTGCTGTCGGCACGGCGCTGCCGTTCCTCCTGCACTTTGATGTTCAGATGTTGACGTGACACCCCGAACTCTGTGGCGGCGGCAGTCTGGGTCCAGTCGGAGTCGAGTACTCGAAGGACCGCCTCGTCGAACCGGCGGCCCTTCGTCCATTTCGCATACTTGGCTTTCACACCTATCCTCCCCTGTGATGTCAGAAGATCCCTCTTGACAGGATGTTGGAGTTCTGCTACGATGACCTTCGGTACCGGAGAAGCACGCACGATCGTCGCTACCAAGGAGCTTTCCCTCTCCACTCCGATACCCAGGCCGGCCCCCCGGTGTCCCATTCTCTTGCTCT